CATTCATTTCTTCTTGGGTATGTTCACCTGATTCTTCTTCTGTTGATTCTGAACCTAACTCTTGTTTTTTATCCATACAATATTGGATAATGTCTTCTAAATATTCTAATGACTCTTGATTTGACATCTCCATTAAATCACTTTCAATATCACCAATGATAGATGGTTGTTGCATATGATTATCGTATTCCTCTTTAATAATCTTATTAACCAAGTTCTCGATATCTGATTCTGTTAGTTTAATTACTTTCTTTTTCATATTACTCTTCTTCCAATTCACCTTCAACATTACCTAATTCATCAAATAATCTACCCAATAAATTATTTACCTTACCAACAGCTTGATTTCCGGGTTGTTGAAAAAACTTACCCAACATCTCAACTGCTTTCATAAAAACTTCTCTTTCTTTTGGTGATAATCCAGACTGTAATTCTTTAGCTTTAGCCATCATATCTCTTTTAACATCAGCACCACTAATTGAAGCCTCTTCAGACAAGAGTCTTTTATTTAACTCTTCAATGTGTTTTAATTTGTTTAATCTATTCATTTTATAATATATTTTTTAAATTTTTAATTAACTCTTGGTCCTCATTTAATATAGAACCGATTTTATTACTTAATTTTGATTCAGTAAAAGTATTTAAATCTTTTTCATTGGTAGAAATCCAAGCCCCAGGTGTTGACGGTGTGGTAACAATATCCCAACAAATAATTTCAAAATCGTCTTGTACTATATTTTTACCGTTTTCAGTTTTAAGGGAACCAACTCCTCTAGATGAAATACCAACAGTCCAACCTTTTCTTAACATGTTAGCCACTTTATCACCTAATGTAGAAACTATACCCATTTTATGATAACCAGGTGTTGTGTCCAATTCAATTTCACCCATCAGGGTTCTACCCTCCCACCAAGTTTTAGTAATAATATGAGATACTCTTTCACCATCAATAATAGAAGACTCTGGGTGGTTTAATTCACCTAAAGCAGTCCCCATTTTAATGTATTCTTGGTAAACATCGTTTTGTTTCTCTAGTACTTCTTTAGGGTAAATCCTACCGTTTTTATTCTCAACACCGTATTTTTGTAATACAGCGTATAATTTAACTGTTTCAGGTAAAATACCGTCTTCACTATATAGTTCTTGAGAATTACGACTAGAGTCAAATTCTTTTAACATAGCCGCGTTAGAACAAGTACCGTCTTTACATGTTAATTCAGGTTTTATATATCCCGAATCATACTCTACTAAGTACCCAGTCCCTGTTTCTCCTGGTTGTAATATTTTCATAATATCTTTTTCTTATTTCTATATAAATATGTATATTTGTTACTATATTTAGTTTTTAAAATAAATTTCACTAAGATGCGTATAAAAAAATCTATAACAGTACCAAAATCTATTGAAAATATTCATAATATTTTCAAAGAAAATGAATTTAAGTTGTTTTTGGTTGGTGGTGCGGTTAGAGATTCACTTATGAACATAAACCCCAAAGACTTTGATTTAGCCACTGACGCGATACCTGATAAAGTAAAAGAATTGTTACCTATGTATGAAACTATTGAGTCGGGTGAACAATTCGCTGTTGTTAATGTTGTTACGGATGAAGGTACTTATGAGATTGCCACTTTTCGTGAGGATATTGGTAAAGGACGTAGACCTGATGAGGTTAAATTCTCGACTATAGAAAAAGATGTATTAAGACGTGATTTAACGATTAACGCTTTATTCTACGATTTAGATACAAATGAGGTTGTCGACCTTGTTGGTGGTATTGAAGATTTAAAGAACGGTGTTGTTAGAACTGTTGGTAAGGCTACGGACAGATTTAATGAGGATAAATTACGAATTATGAGAGCTATTAGATTTACATCTCGTGTTGGTTCTACCCTTCATAAAGACGTTTTTGACGCTATAATGTTAGATAAAACCATCATTAGTGGTGACGGTAAACCATTATCACAAGAAAGAATACAAGATGAATTTGTTAAAGGCATCAACCAATCAATAAGTGTTGTTGATTTTCTTAATATGTTAGATGATTGTGGTTTATTTAATTGGGTTTTCCACGATTTAAAAACCGATGGGATTAAGGTTGAATCTAAAGATTTAATAGTGGTGTTATCAACTTTATTGGTGAACAACGATAACTTGGATAAGGTTTTGGTAAATGATTTAAAGTTTAATAAGTCGGTTGGTAAACAAGTTAAATTTTTAGTTGAGTTTAGTAAAAAAATCTCAGTAAAAACTGCTTTCAACTTTAAAACTAAGTTTAAAGATTTAAACATAACAGATAAAACTATTTTAGATTTTAGTGTAATTATAGGTATGGATATGTCATTAGTTAAATCCTTTATTAAGTACGAAATAACAACAAAAGGTGAGGATTTAATAAACCTAGGGTTTAAGGGTAAATCCTTGGGTGTTGAAAAAGAAAGATTAGAAACTGAAAAATTTAAAACTCTATTATGAAAAATAAAAGAATATCATACACGGCTGTTGTATTAGACAAAAACTCACACTTAAAATTAGTTGAGTTATTAAAAGAACGTTTCGGTGATTTAACGGATTGGAAAATATTTGCTCACCACATGACCATCAAAATGGGTGGTTTACCTGATGAACGTAAATCTTTATTGGGTCAAGAAATTGATTTGGCTATTGATGGTTTTGGTTATACTGATGATGTTGTAGCTGTTAGAGTGGATACAAATCTACAAACTAAGAATGATACACCACACATAACTTTAGCCGTTGGACCGAAGGGTAAGCCTGTAATGAGTAATTTGATTACTAATTGGGAATATTTACAACCATTCCATGTTTACGGTACTGTAGAAGAAATCCCATTTTAATGGGATTTTTTTGTTAATTAAAAAAATATTCGTATATTGTAAGTATGAGAACATTTATAACAATATTATTAGTATTTTTAAACTCTTACATTTTTTGTCAAACAGAAAAAGAGTTACAAATGATTTATGAGATAAATCAAATTAGAAGTAATCCTAAATCTTATATACCAAAGGTTGGACAATATATTAATACCCAAAAATGGATTTTAAAAAAATACAGTGACCCTAAATTTAATATAAAATCAACTTCATATAGTGGTAACTCTAATAGTGATAATGATATGGTCAACGTTAAAAAAACCACCGGTAAAGATGTACATATTCAAAACATTAAAGCCGCTGAAGATTTAATCAATGTTTTAGACACGATAACACCTATGGATACTTTAATATTTGATTCTTTAATGTATAAAATTACAAAATCACACGGCGAATACCTTAAAAGTGTTGATAAAACAGGTCACTACGGTCCAAAAGGCCAAAAAGTTTTTGATAGATTTAATTCTTATGAGGTATCAGAGAATTGTGGTACCAGTTTGATTGGTTTAATGGTTGATTCGGGTATACCCGGTTTCGGTCATAGATATAACATATTAAACCCTAAATGGAATTACATATCAATTTATTATATAATTGACCATCCCTCTTGGGGTGATTCTTATATGATACAAAACTTTAAACAATAAAAAAAAGGTGGTTATAACCACCTTTTTTTTTTAATATTGAAATGAACAATCTAATATTGGTCCTTTGCTTTTTTTAACTTTAAGACATTTATTTTTTTTATGTTTTGATTTACCTCCTCTATAAGATTTAAATTTTTTACCACCCTTACTTGGCTTATAAACATTGGTTCTAACCAACTCAACCTCAATCCTTTCATCAACCCTATAAAGTGGTTCACTAACTTCAACAGGTTCAGCAATAACCACAACAAAACTAATGTTAACGTATCTATATTCAGCAGTTTCTTTTCTAGCTTGTTCTCTTTCTTGAGATGACATTGTTTTTGTATAAATATCAGGACCTTGGTTTGGTAAAGCATTAACATTCGTTTGACTGTCAACACCTAAAGATTTTAAAACCTCAACAACACTATTAGCTCTATTATTAGCTAACTGTTCATTACCTATTTTAATAGGTTCTTTATCTGTTGAAGACTCAATATTTACTCTAACAATCTTACCATTCATACTTTTTATAGCTTGTATAGTTTGTGTTATTGAGTCTATAACTTCAGGTTTTAATTTATAACTACCTGAAATAAACATATCACCACTAGAAAAATCAATATCAACAGTTCTTTGTGCGTAAACAACATCACCAGGTTCTACGATTGTATCCCTGTGTACTACGATATCCGATACAGCATAACCATATTTTAATTTAGAAGTTATGTTAGACCTTTGGTTTTTAACATCTTTAAGTCTTAAACTAAGTTTCATATTCTTTTTTCTAGCCGCCAAATCAAAATCACTCTCAACCTTATCAGCGTTCTTTTCTAAATAACCGTTTAATTGTTCGGGTGACATTTTAAGGAACTTAGCTAACTCAGCTTTACCCTCTTCATTTTCTAAAGTCGATTTTATCTGTGTCAAAACCTCAGTTTTGTTTATAGCGTCATTAGCTTTTTGTGCCATTAACTGATTACCACCAAAAGTGGCTCCCAATAACATAGCAGCGCCCAAAGCAACCTCTTTAAAACCTTCTTCTATTATTTCAGGTTTATTATCTTTACTAATTTGAGAGACAATCTTTTTCATCTGTGTCTCTGTTATGTGATATTTTTTAGCCATATTTAACTTTCTATATAAATATACCCAACAAAGTGTTTAAACTAAAAAACCCCTCATATGAGGGGTTCTAAATCACATCTTTTTTCTGTAAAACCTAAAATCTTCATCCTTTTCAAAAACATCACTAATAATACTACTAGATATTTTGTTTAATGTGGGTATTAAGTCATCAGAGTTTATAGGTATTAATGGTTCCTTTTGGAATAATGTCATTTCAACCGACATAAAACTTCTTTTACCTAACGATATACCAGAAGAAGCCATATTAAAATCCACTATACTTTTATCACGATAAAACTTATCTTCACCTAGAACCTCAAATAATTTTTTCTTAACTCTTTTTGATTTTTGTTTTAATATACTATCATACTCACCTTCTCTATCTGTTTTAGGTTTACCCCAAGCTGATATTTGTATATAGATTGATTTAGGGTTTTTATTGTCCACTGTTCCTGATATAACATTATACTCATATGGAACATTTAAGGATATTTCCTTACCTCTTTTCATTTGATTTGATTTATATTGTTGTTATTTCAGTTGTTAAATAAGCTGTCTCAACCATCCTTAATGAAACCTTATATGGGTCACAATTAGACGAAGGTCTTCTATCCTCTAGATAACCTTTACCCTCTAATCTAACGGACACAGGTATTCTAATACTTCTACCTCTGTCACTATAACCCCAACTGTACTCTGTAATTTTAGATGTTTCATGGTTCCCAGTCAAACGCTCCTCATTGTGTTCACCATATGCTTCGATGTGTTCATTACGTAAATCACCCATTCTTTCACACATTTCCTCAATGAATCTTTGACCACCCTCTTCTCTCATTTCAGGTGTAGAGAAATTAACATGACATCCTGAACCGTTCCAATCCCCCTTCATAGGTTTTGGGTGGTAGGATACGTTTACCCCGTGTTCTTCCGCTACACGATTTAATATGTACCTAGAAATCCATAATTGGTCCGACCCATTAACGGGTGTAACAGGTCCTATTTGATATTCCCACTGACCTAACATTACTTCAGCGTTTACACCTGAGACATCAAGACCCACTTCAACACACTTTTGTAAATGCTCTTCAGTGATTTTTCTACCTACAACATTATTAGAACCCACACCGCAATAAAACTCTCCTTGTGCTCTAGGACTTTCATTAGGTCTAAAACCAAGAGGTAAACCTTCACCCTCTTTAAAATTAGGTTTTGTGGTTAAAGTGTATTCCTGTTCCCAACCAAACCAAGGTAAATCTTCTTTTCTACGGTTAGACTCATTTTTATACCTTTCTTCTAATTCTGTTCTTGTGTTTGTTTCATGAGGTGAACCATCAGCATTTAAAACTTCACATAACACTAACTTATGTGGATTACCTCTAAAAGGGTCATCCACCATATAAACAGGTTTTAGTAAACAGTCACTATCTGTTCCTTCTGCCTGTTTAGTCGAACTACCGTCAAACGACCACATGGGTAAACCATCAATTTTATTTGATAATTCTTTTACGTCTTTAGGTAAATCCAAAACTTTCGTTTTACTTCTTAGGTTAGAGGGTTTATATCCATCTAACCAAACATACTCTAAAAAAATTTTCATTTAATTGTTTTTAAAACTAAATTATTATTATTAATTTTACACATTTTTGTGCAATAAAAAAAGCCCCACTAAATGTGAGGCTTTTAATTAGGTTTTTATCTAACCTAAATCTTCATTTTCTTTTTCGTTTTTTCTTTTACCAGCGAATATTTTTTGAGCTCCATCAATACCAAACGAACCTAATACAATCCAAAGGAAAGAGTTGTATATATACTCATTAATAACCAAGTCTTTCCCAAAATAACCAGTCGCTAAATCAACCAAAGCGAAAATAACCATAACAGCGAAAGACATAAAACCTACGATTGATTTTTCATTCCAATCATTATTGTCTTTAAAAATTGTGTAAAATTTTTTCATAGTTAAAATAATTTTTGACATAAAACTTTTTATTTTTAAAAACATTATTTATTAAAACTTATCTTTAAAAGCTAATATAAGTGTGAATAATATCTGTAACGCTATGATAATACCAGCAACCTTAGCCCATTGATTCTTTTGTTTGTAAATCTCGTCCTTAGACTGTTTCATTTGTGTTGGGGACCAAACTTCAGTTATTTTATCCCTCCAATTTTTAAGTTCTTCTACTTCTTTTTCAGTATTTTTAAAATCAGACATTTTTTCATTAAGTTCAGTAAACTTAGCCTCCATATCTTTACGGATATTTTCTTGACCTTCATTTAACCTTTCTAATTCTTTAAGAACTAAACGACCATACTCGGACCAACCATTTACTGAATTGTTTTCATCACTACCCATTTTATAGTTTTGTTGCTGATATTACAGAAAGTATAGTAGAACAAATAGTTTCGTAATGTTTTATTTTAACATCTGACTTTTTAAGTTTACTAATAATTTTCCTTTCTTCATTTATTATACCTTCAATATTGTTAAGTATAATAGTATACTCTTTTGAATCAATTTTTTGAGACTCAAGGGTATTAACTAAAACACGTAACTTTTCTAGGTTATTGTTATTATCATGTAAACTTTCACTCATTGTATACTATTTAAATATATTTTTTATATCATACAATTTTTTAAAATTATATGAAAAATTATCTAAACTAGACTCAGATATGTTATAAATTAAATCTTTTGTTTCTAATAATTTTTCTTTAAGAGTTAAATTAGTTGTAACCAATTTAGAATTCACCAAATCTAAGGTCTCTTTTACCATAGACTTTAATAAAGTTTCTTTTTCGGTGTCACTACCACTAACAACTACTTTAATCATTTTTTTATCCTCCTCAGTTAACGTAGAGTATTTTTCGTTATATTTTTGGGTAGCTATATTTAAAAACTTTTTAACGTCAATGTTTTCTCTAACTAAATCATCCTCTTCTTTAGAATTAGACTTCTCAGTCATTAAATGTTTAATAACGTTTAATTTAGATTCATGAATCACATCAATAACCTCAACACTTTTATTGGTTGTTGTAAGTTTATATAAAGACTCATTTAATTTATTTGGTTTTTCGTTTAATTCAATACTGTACCTGTCAAGTAAATCAACCAATTTTTTACATTCATTAACAATACTCTTTTCACCTCTAAATTTATCTAAAACAGAAAGGTTCTCATCAAGGTATTTTCCAGCTTCAAACTCACTTGAAGTGGTCTTGTTTTCTAAATTCTTATAAACAACAAAAAAAGACTTTAAAGTATCACTTTCCTTAATGATATTTAAAAATTCTTTATATAGTTCTTTACCCTTACTATCTTCGTTTATATGTGAATTTATATATTCTTGGGTAAATTTATTCTTTAATGTACCAAAATCCATGTTCTTTTTTTATATATAAATATGCCTTAATCTTCTAACGATTCTCTCTTATTAGAATTATTGAGTTTTACCTCCGATTCACGAATTAGTTCATCAACACCATTAAACAACATTCTGATATCTTCGTTCTTACTTTTACCTTCATTTAAAAGTCTATCAATAACACCTTCTTGGTTTCTAAAACTCTCACCGAATCCTTCATCACCACCTTCATCACCGAATCCACCTTCGTCACCTCCGAATCCTTCATCTCCACCGAAGTCACCTCCTCCGAAGCCTCCTCCACCTTCATCTCCGAATCCACCTTCACCTTCACCACTCTCAGTAGTTTCAGGTTCTGGACCACCTATTTCACCATAAAGTTTATCCACTCTATCAAAATAACCAGTTTTCTTGATAACATTAGGTGTAGCTTCAAGTTCAGCAGCTGCCGCTCTTTCCATTCTTTGTTGTTCTAAATCAGTAGTGATTTCATCATTAGAGAAGTTGAATATGTTTTTCTTAGCCCATGTATGTGAAGTAGGAGCTATACCATCAACAGCTGTAACAAGGTCTTTATATAATAATACTTTTTCTTTCCATTGCTCAACTTTCAACATCTCACCTTGTGTAGATGGGTTGGTTAAGAATAATTGGAAATTATTAAGTTCTTCCTCAAAACCTAATATATAAAGGTGTATAATAGCTAATTTATTCAATTCCTGAATCATAGCTTGTTGAATCCTATTAATAGTTCTAGCAAAACGAATATCCATCAAGGCTAGGTTTTTACCTTCACCAGCAGCCTCCTCAAACCCAAGAATAGGTTTTGGGACTCTAAGAGCTGTAACCATTTTTCTTTGTATATACTGAATATCAGCTATTTGGTCTAAGTTTGACGCTCCCGCCAAAGTCTCAATAGGCATTGATGCGTTAGCGTCTCTCACAGGAATAAAGTAATCTTGGTCCACTGCTAATGTATTATATCTAAGGTCAACTTGACCCGTTTCTTGGTCAGCTTGTTGTGTTCTTTTAAATTTATTAGCTACTTTTTGTACGTATGCTTCAACATCCGCGTCATCAATGTTACCCACATAAACTTTAAATACCCTTCTTTCAGGTGCCCTAACAACACGGTAAACTAACATTGCATCTTCAGCTAACAATAACTGTTTCCAAATACGTCTAACTTTTTCCAATACAGAAGTTCCGTATGGTAGTTTTCTATCATCACCTAATAAACGGAAGTGTGCTATTTCCCAAGCATTAAAATCTAAATTCTTATCTTTCCATTTAAAAGATACTTGTTTTTTCTTTGTTGGGTTAAGTTGGTCGTTAGTAACCGTATTTCTTTGGTTATCATTATGGAATAATCCTGTCTCAGACCTTTCAATTTCAATATTCGTAAGTTGTGACGTACCAACAATACCTTTTTCTTTATCTATCTTAAGATAAACAAAGTTATCACCGTACTTACAAGTGTTTCTAGTCCACATCTGTAAGTTAGTGTTTAAGTCTAAGATATTATCAAATAAATCTTCTAATACATTTTTAATTCTTTTAGAATCTGACATTACCGTTATAACCCTACCTTGTTCATTTAAAGTTGTTGATTCTTCAGACATAATGTCTAACGCTGCTGAAATTTCAGGTGTAAACTCCATAGCCTCATAATCCATATATGAAGCAATTCTAGTAGTCTCATAGTAAACAGCTTTTTGATAAAGTTCGTTATCTACTTTAGCCCATTGTGATTGAATAAAGTTTTGTTGTTGTCCAGTTAACTTTTCTTTTTCATAAGCCTCTCTAGACTTAGTTGTTAATAAATCTTTATCCCCAAGTGAGTATCTAGGTGTTTTTGGACCTTCACCCTGACTAAACATTTGGAATAACTTTTGATATACTGTTAAATTTTTATTATCTGCCATTAATTTTTAGGTTTATAACCTTGTTATTTATATATAAATATTCAATTTAAAAGTAATCGTATAAACTATAATGTGAACGATATTTATTTATAAAACAAACACTATGGCATTACCTACAGTATCATTTAAAGAATTCGCTAAAAATCCTATAGTTGCCTTATTATTTATGGCTATACTAGCTATTGGGTATTTACACAACCAACAAATATCAACATTAGAAGACACAATAGTACAACTAAGAGAAGATGTTGATGAGTTAAAGAATGAAAATAAAGAATTAAGAAATAAATTATTAGAGATTACAAAAAAATAGTTTTATGAAAAATATATTTTTATACGCATTTATTGTTTTAGTTTGTGGTTATTTCACATACACTTATATTGAAAGTAAACATAGACATGAAGACATGATTTTAAAAACAAATAATGAATTAGACTCAATAGAGTCAAAACAAAAAACCGTTTTTGATATGGTTGATGAAGCTATGATGTCAAAAGCTAAAAAAGAAGAAAAGATGCGTTTAGGTTTGGATAGTTTAGAGGATGAACTTAAAAGAAAAATGTACATACTAAGAAAGACTCAATCCAAGTTAGATTCAACAAAAATAGAAATAAGTAAAAATAAAAAATATAACGATAGTTTAATTGAACTTAATGAGAGATTAGTTAAAGAAAAATATAAAGCTGAAATATCTTTAGTTGAGTCCAAAATAATAATAAACAACTTAAGTGAGGCGAATAACCTAATGAAGGTTAAATACGATAGTTTAGAGTGTGAACAAAAAGAAGAACCTTACGTAATGGTTGATACGGTTTATGTTATTGACACGATATTCTACAAAAAAGAGGATATTAAGAAATTTAAGTTAAAATAAATTATTTTAATGTGGTGATTGTTTCAGGATAATTTACCAACAACGCCCTCTCATCTTTACCTTCATAAGGTACTTGACTTATAACATATCTCATCGCATTTAAACCACTAATTCTTTTATCGTTAGCGTCAATAACAGTCCAAGGTGCATAACTTGTTGAGGTAACTTTAAACACCCTTTTCTTATAGTTAGTGTACTCTTCCCACTTTTCTTGTGCTTTCGCATCATTAGGACTGTACTTCCAATATTTTAAAGGACTGCCTTTTCTTAAATCAAATCGTTTTTCTTGAGTGTCTTTGGTTATCGAAAACCAAAACTTGATTAGGTAATTACCAGAGGCAACCAAACTTTTTTCAAAACCGTTTACGTTTGCCATAAATTCTTCGTATTCATCATAAGAAGAGTAACCCATCACAGGTTCAACAATACCTCTGTTATACCAAGACCTGTCAAAGAATATAATTTTACCAGGTTCAATATCTGATTCATATCTAGCGAACCAATTTTTCTTTTCTTCTTCTGTTGGGATATCTTTAACTACCACCTTATAAAATTTAGGGTCTAGGTATTCAGTAAACTTTTTAATGGTTGAACCTTTACCAGCAGTATCCCTACCTTCAAATAGAATAATAACCGATGAACCTGTTTTTTTTAACCATTCTTGCATTTTAAGTAATTCTATCTGTAATATTGTTTTTTCTTTTTGGAATTGTTTTTTAGGTATTTGTGATTTCTCACCTTCGGTGTCTAAATAATCTTCGTTAGGGTAATTATTGGTATACGCGTCTCTACTATTTAAAGAATCTATTATTTTATTTAGGTATTTTTTAACATTTTCACTTTTACTACCTTTCTTAAGTAAAACATTAGACATAGTCCTACCCAAAATACCGAAATTTATTTGTTTAGAATTTTCATGTTTCTCTATTTTATTTAGTAACTCAATAACTTCTATAGAATCGATGTTGTTGTTCTTTAACAATTTTTCTATCTCATCCAACTCGTATCTTTGCTCCGTAGAAGTTTCAACTTTATTACCGAACAAACTATTTAATAAATCCTTAAAAAAACCTTCAGTTATAGTTTTTTTGTTATTTACCATTAGTTCTTTAATTCTATGTGTTTCTGTCAATAATCCCATAATAATAAATATACTCTATTTTAACGTTTTGTATGTTTTTCTCTATCACCTTTCCTAAAACCAAACATACCACCAAAAACCCAATTATGTGGTGAGTCAGCAGCTTGTGTTTTATTTACCTCATTATTGGCCATGAAAAAATCTGTTTGTCTAGACAGAGTATCTACTGTATTAGATTCGGTTGTACTGACAACCCAATTTTCAACCATAGCTTTTGCCTGACCCTTGGATTTTTCTAAATCTTTAAAAGATGTCATAGCGACGTATAAACACATACCAACAGACATCAATAAATCATCATGATAACCTTTCATGTGGTCTGGTCTACCGTTTATATATACGAATGTATCTATTTCAGCTAAAGTTCTTTTAGACCTAATTTTAAAAGTATCCATACGAACACCCTTTTCCAATTCTGATATAATAACATTTCTATTTTTTTGGAAATTTAATCCCGGTAATTTACCTCTTTCCATGTGTTTTTGTAATGCTTTGTTGTTTTCAACAGCATCAATACCCACAACAGCATCATGATACATTTTTCTTTTGGGGTAACCTAATTCTATTAGTTTTAATACAGTAGAAGCACCCCAACCTCCTGTAATATCCACAACGATGAAAGCGTCATAAGATTGTCCGTAGTAATTACAAATCTCACCTAAAACATCTGGAGCAACTTTACCTTGGTATTCAGCAACTTGATTACCTGTTGTATAATCATAAATACAAACACCCGCTGAGTCATCAGCTGAACCTGATGAAGCGTCTGCAGCTAATATATATTGATGGTCTTTGATAGGGTCTTCCCATATCCACATATTACCATCAACCCATTCTCTTCTAATTGGGTCCTTTATATTTTGTTTTTCTTGTCTTTGTTTATATTTGTCGTCAATAACACCATCACCTGAACCTAAAAACGAACATAATAACTCCTGTGCTATTGAACGTGGGTTATGGTTAAGGTCGGCACACATATCTTCAAACCATTTAGAAGTTGGTTCGTAACCCTTCTCAACCATTTCATCCCAAGTACTCTTAGGTACCGTAGATTTTTCACCAACACCACTATACTTATCAAATACTTCTTCAATAACCTCACCGTTATCGTTTTTCATCAACCAAGTCATACCAGAACCATCGTTTTGTCCATTATAACGAGGGTCTTCATACCATTTCATATCGGTAATGTTGTAGTTGTTTTTACCCAACTCAGCCATTTTATATGTTTTATGATATAACGGGTCATATCCGTTTGGTGTTGAGATTAGAATAGAACGACCACCTGTTGATAATGAAGGTTGTGCCGCTTCATAGAACTCTTCCCCTCTACTACCCTCAATAAAGGCTGCCTCATCCACGATGATAATTGATGGTGTATAACCTCTCAAAGCATCTTTTGAGGATGCCACGGCCTTTACTTCAGAACCATTATTAAGTCTATAGTGTGAGTCTGAATTTTTTTCAGGTGAGAACCAATCTTTACCGTTTGGTGGTCTAAATATATCCATCCAATCAGGTAGTTGTCTTGTGAAATCCTTAATTTTTTTTAAGAATTCTTTGGCTGTTTCCTGTTTGTTAGCGGCAATTAGGATTTTATGTTTTTTCTTCGGGTTGGCTAAAGCGGTAAGAATAGCACAATAAGCGGCTGTAGTTGTTGAAATACCGGCCTGACGAGGTTTCATCACTATATTATGTCTATGGTCAATAAAACCTTGTACAAGTACTTTTTGCCTAGGGAATAAACGAAAAGGTACTTCACCACCTTGAGTTCTATCCTCAGTACTTAGGTAGTTTTCTATTCCGTATATTGGGTCTTTTAAAGCTCTAGCTATCTCTAAAAGTTTTTGACCCTTCGTTAACTGTTTAGTAGAATCCATACCTATAAATATCATTAAGCATTAAAAACCCACCATAGTAGCGAACTTGGTGGGTTTAATCAGTCGTAACTGATAACGGTCCTAAATCCGTATATCTTAGTTTAAGTATGGTCCTATTTTCCTAGCCAACTCAAAATCACCACTATCTAAAGCGTCATCCATTAAACTCTCTAACTCACTTTTAGACATATTAGAGTAATCAGGTTCACCACTAGGTTCTTCAGAACTTGAACCACCTAATAAATCACGTAAAACTGGGTCCGAGTAGTCACCATCTTCTACATCATCATCATCAGCTGGTGTTGGTTCTTCGTCTTCATCTTCGTATTCACCTATCGCATCCTCATACTCTTCAGCTCTAAGTTGTTCTGAAGCTTCGTCAGCCATTTCTTGGATTTTTCTAACACTATTTTCGTTTTCCTTAAGTAAACCATTGATAAGTGAATTCATCTCACTAGCTGGTAAAGAAACTAATTTATGGAATAGTAAGGCCTCATGGTTCGGATTCTCAATATCAATAAACTGTGAAATCTTCTCCCAAATACCAACACCTAATCTAATATCATCTTGTTCAGCATCTAAGTTATCTACTTGGTCGTAAACATATCTCTGTACTTCCATATCTTCATGTGTACCGTGTAAAGCAATAAGTTCTTTAGCTCCTTTCTCTAATTCGTGTAATAATATTGAGAATGTCATACCTTCGGCAACAATTTTAGGTTTTCCTGTACCAGTCTCTTTAGGTAATAAAACCCTAACATTACCAGCGTGAACCCCACTTCTACCTTGTTGTCTAATTGTTTCTCTATCTAAAGCCCAATAAACAAAGTCATTAGCTGCCATAAGTTTAGCGTATTCTCTTTTCATTTCCGCTGGTACTCTAGAATCATCAGCTAAATGATGTAAATTCTGTGTTTTTCTAGCTGACCCCTGAGCCATACCGTTAATCAAACGTCTTTTAGTTACCTCAGACTTTAACTCATCCTCACTATAACCTTCTGGTGGGGGTGTATTACCTTTTTCGTATCTAATGTTTTGTTTATTTATTGGTCTACCACCCATTTGAGGGTGACCTGTGATTGTTGCCTCAATATCAACAACTTCCTCACTTAAACCTGGATGTTTATCTCTAATAAGTCTAATAGCCTCTTGTTCTAATTGAGGTTTTTTATCCATTTCATATTGAATAACTTTCATTAAAGATTGTGACATAGCATTTGTAGCGGAACTTACATCAGCTCTACCGAATTTTTCTTGTGCTGCCTGACGTATATCATTATAAATCCTTCTACCTACATCTCTAACCGTATCAGAATCTAAATGTTTTGAATATGGGTTATCTCCAGACTCTAACTCGCCCTCGTAAGCGTTATCCTCGTTAATTAAACGTGTTCTCATTTCGGATAAAAGTTCGGACTTTGACATAACGGGATTTTGATTTTCTCTAACGATTTCCATTATCTCTTCCTCGGTAAGTTCATCGTCTGGACCTACAACAACAGGTTTACCATCAACGTAAGTTTGTACGTCTGTTTTTTCTCTTTTAGCTATGTCTTTAGCTTTTCTAATATCAATAGGGTCTTTTTCTGAAGACCTAACTGTTTCGTTAAAAACTTTAAACATTTCTTCTTGAGTCATGTTTAATACATCATAACCGTTTTCCCTAAGAAAACGTCTAACCATTCTTTTATTAATTTGATTTTTACTCATTTTTATAGTGTTTTTGTTTTGTTCGGTGTGTAATCTAACTCAATATCTAAAGTTAATAATTTAGCCTCAACTTCAGTTTTATGGTCCCCAAATTTAAAAACTAACCTTTCTATTTCATCATCAATTTCTTCATCTTCATCCCATTTTTCCCAACCTAAAGCTATAATTCCTTCTACAGCATTATAAACTTGGAACACCCCAGACTCTTGTACGAGTTCCAAATCTAATTCATCAGTTTGTAAAAAACCAACCTCTTTTATAAAAGAAGGTGGAGGTGTCAATTCTGAAGTGTCTGTCACAACACTAGATTCATACCACTCTTCTTCCCAATCATGGTCTGTTCTATCCGAAAAGAGGAACTCAAACATGTGTTCCCCTTTATAGTTAGTACCAATTTTATTTATGTAGATTAATTTTAAATCCATTATTCAAATGTTACGTCATCATCATTTTCAGCTTTTGCTGGAGCTGGTTCCACATCTCTATCTGGTGGAGTAAATGGTGTCGTACTAGGTCTAGTACGTGGTTTTCCAGGTTTAGTACCAGGTCTAGTTCCAGGTTTAGTACTTGGTCTTTCTTTTGGTCTTGCTGGAGATGGTGACATTGTAGGGTCATCCATATAACTCTCATTTTCAGCTTTTGCTGGAGCTGGTTCCACATCCCTATCTGGTGGTGTAAATGGAGTTGTTGATGGTCTAGTACGTGGTTTTCCAGGTTTAGTACCAGGTCTAGTTCCAGGTTTAGTACTTGGTCTTTCTTTTGGTTTTGGACTATTCATACCATAAATATCATCATTATCTACCATATAGTCAACATTTTCAGTTTTCCAACCAATACCCGAACTGTCCTCAGTTTTCCAACTAGTCATACCCTCATCAACAGGGTTGCCTTCATAGTCACAAGTTTCAAAATCATCATCTGACATATAAACCATAGGTCCTTCTAAATCAACATCGTCAAAACTTGTATTATTAGGTAATTTATAACCTCTTTTCATTTCATCAAAAGAAGGTTTGTTGTAATGTGAACTCATATCTTTTTCAGCTTGTCTTTCAGCTCTTGGGTCATATATGTCGTGGTCGTCATCCATGTAAGATGTTTTATTATCATCACCAGCTAAATAACCTAAATAACCAGCCGGATATTCACTACTCATATATGAAGTGTCGTATAATAATTCCTCACCCGCTTCTAATTCAGGTTCACCACCTCTTTCATAATCATCATCCATGAAGTCAACCTCTTCTTTAGGGTTATCACCAGATTCTATTTTATTTATGATAGAATCTTTATCATTACTATCCAGTCTAGAAAGGTCTAAAGCTGAAAGAACACTGTTTACAACATATTTTTGCATATCAGAAGATAAATCTTCAGTATCTCTTAATTGTTGTCCTAATTTACCTGTAGTTCTTTGGATATCTTTAATTGGGTCGTCACCTACAACGTCTTCACCCTCGTCACCAATTTCTTCTTCATCTCCGAAATCAAATTCTTCTTCACCTTCTTCTGTATCAGTTTCTTCTTCATCTCCGAAATCAAATTCTTCCTCACCAGTATCACCTTCTTCTTCATCTCCGAAGTCAAATTCTTCCTCACCAGTATCACCTTCTTCTTCATCAGAACCAAAGTCAAATTCTTCGTCACCTTCTTCTTCATCTCCGAAGTCAAATTCTTCCTCACCAGTATCACCTTCTTCTTCATCAGAATCATCACCAAAATCCATAGATGGTTCTTCTTTTTTCTTAGGTTTAGGTTGTTTTAATACGAACTTTTTTTCTTGTAATTCTTCTTTTTCACCATCCATAAGAATTTCAGAATCATCTTCCTCTTTTTCATCAACATCTTTGTAGTCACCAGACTCTGTTAAAACATAATCAAAAGTCTTCATATCAACTGACTCTTTTATACCATAATTTCTGTTGATGTCGTTAAAAATTAAGTTTAATTTAAAAGTGGCATCCTCAAAAGAATGGTAAGAGTGTTTGTTTTTATTTTGTACACCACCAATGTAATTAAAATCACTTTCCTTTAAAGTAGTTTTACTAGTTGTCGATTTAATATAATAATTTCTATTCTCTCTAACTATAGCATATGTATTACCATCAGAAGCTTTTTTAATAAGTTCGATAGCACCCATATTTCTATTAGTACTTTCTTTCATAGAAGTACCTTTAATATTAGATAATTCTAAAAGTCTTTTTAGTTGTTTTTGATTCATTTTTTATATATTATTTATTTTATTATCTTATTGGATAAGTTCCGTCAGCGTTTCTAAAAGCTTCAGGTTTTTTCTTACCAATTAAGAAAAGTGTACCCGTTGCTCCACCAACACCACTACCAGTATTATTTACACCAATCGGTAATGTTATACCACTACCTGTTGGTACGGCAACAGTTTCACCACCTAATGTAACTGTTTCACCACCAGGTATATAAACTTCCGAATATTGGTAGTTTGTGTAATCCGCGTTTGCTAATGCATGTATTATCATAATTAAGTTTTTAATATAAATATGTACGTTATTCTTTAGTTTCTTCAGATTTAGTTATAAAAGATGAAGGTAACATGTATTTTTTTAATTTTGGTGACCGACTTAGTAATATATACACAACACCACCAGGTAAAATAGAAGCTAATGTAAGACCAGTTGCTTTAAGTACATCACCAATTTGGTTTTTAACAAATAGTCTATCATCGTCGTTTAATTCTTTTTTTTCTTTTATTGATTTAATGACCATATTCCAAGCCTCTTGTGTTTCTTTACCTTCTGTTTTTAATTTTTCAATAAATTTTTTAAAAGATTCTTTTATTTTATCAATACTACCTTCCATAATAACACCTTCTAAAGTTAAAGATTTATCGTAAGCTAAATTTTTTATATCGTATAGTCTGTCTAACATACCATTTCTTCTAAGTACTTTAAAAGCCATATTCTCAACAGAAAACTCACCCACAGAATCAAGACCACATTGTCTCATCTTTTTTATCTTGTCAGTTAGTTTTTCAGCTCTTTTAACTATGGATTCATAATCTCTATCTTCATCTAAGTCATCATATAACTCTTCTATTCTATCCATAACTTTATTAGCTTTGTCTCTAACAGATTTTTTATCTATAGTCACCTTTTGTTTTTCAGGTCTAATATTCCACTCATCATTTAAAACAGAGTAAACACCACTAGATGTATGTTTTTCAGATATATCCTGTACGTATAACTCAACGTCAAAACCATATATTTGAATATCATGTTCTTTGTTCCAAGCTGAACTTTTAGATTTTAAAAAATCTAAAACTAAATCCTCATCAACTGGGATATCTCTATAATCCACCAATATATGTAAATCAACGTCTGAATATTTGGACCAATTATAGTTAGCCAAACTACCAGTCATAGTGACATCCTCAATATCAACATCAACCAAACCTAAACTCTCAAAATAGTCGTCAGCTATCTTTAATAAAGTTTTTCTAACCTCAGGTTTCATCTTTTCATTGTCCCAAACCTTAGGGTTCAACTCATCATTCATCTTAAATCCTGATAAATCTATTTCTTTGTTTAATTTTTCCATATATCTTATAAATATTCATGATATTTATTAAATGTAATGAAAGAAGTTATTAAGAAAATATTAAAGGAAGATTTTGGTTGGGCTGAAGATATCAACCCAGTATCAAAAGAAGAAATATCCGAACACCTAACAGGTTTAGCTCAAGATTATGGGTATAACCAATATGACGGTAAACTTACAGACGTTATCTACCATTTAGGATTAAATAAAGAAAAGTTAAAAAGTCTTTATGGAGTATTATATGGTTTAGCTGAAGGAACATATCACTACGGTGTTGAGATTGGTTGGTCTGAAGGTTACTCTTCTGGTGAACAAGAAGGTAGAGTTGGATATGATAATGCCTATAATGACGCGTATGATGACGCTAAACAATCTGTTTATGATGGGGCGTACGATGAAGGTTATGACGAAGGTTATAATGAAGGTCTTGAAGAAGGATACCGAAAAGGTTATGAGGAAGGGTCTGAAAAAACTTATTATAAAGCATTCGAAGAAGGTAGAGCGTATCAGGAAAAACAAAATAAAGGTGAAGTAGATTTTGAATCGTTAGAATATTGATTTATGAAAAAGAAAATTATAATTAAAGAATCTCAGTTAAAGAAACTGATAGAAGTTAAACAAGATGAGGTAAATATTGCTATAGTCGGTAAAGAGTTAAAGAACTTACCGTGTAGTGGTGAAAGTATTAAAACTTTAATAACGAATAAGTTGTTAGATTTAGGTTATAGTGATGTTAAGATAAATTTTATGGGTTACGAAGATGAGACCAACAATTTAATGTATTCTATATATACTGAAGGTCCCATGTTTGTAGTTAAAGCTCAAAGTTCTCATTCAGAAAAACCTTGTTTGGATATTTTATATGTACAAGCTTACGATAAAATACAATTAGGTATCGAAATTTAATTACTTAAAGGAAATTTAATTGTTGGGTGTGGCTCATAATCTTTAATCTTAAATGTTACGTCACAATCTAAACTATTTACAATATCATCTATATCCAATAAATGCCAATTCTTATTACCAGAACTTATTTCTAACTTAGGTAATTGATATGGTTCTCTTGTGATTTGTTCTCTAACACCATCAACTTGATTTTGGTAAATATGTGTATCTCCGAGGTTACCAATTAGTTCATCAGGTACCATATTCACAGAACGAGCTATAATTTCCAATAATAAAGCATATGACGCAATATTAAATGGAAGACCTAATGGTGTATCTACTGAACGTTGATTCCACATTAGAGAGATTGCTCGTGTTGGTATATTTAGTTTATCCACTCTTGCTAAATTATCTTCATGGGTTCTTATTTTTTCTTCACCGATTATTGTACTAACTAAACTCAAGCGTTCTTCCAAACTCAACTCTCTTGTATAAACTTGAAATCCATAATGACAAGGTGGAAGTACCATTGAATCCAATTCTCCAACATTCCAAGCGTTGACCATCAAACGTCTTGAATCTGGGTTTGATTTGAGGTTTTCAATAAGAGATTCTATTTGGTCAATACCATTCCAATTTCTCCACTGTGCTCCATAAATAGGGCCAAGTTCTCCCCATTCATTAACAAATTTATCATCAGTTTTAATACGTTCAACAAACTCTTCCTGTGTCATTAAACGAGTGCAGTTTTGATTTGGGTCATCTACATGAATATCGTAATCAGGTTCTTCAACAAAACCTGCAATTTTACAGTAATTTTTATAGGCGTCCCCAACCCAAATATTATTACCATTTTTAACTAACCATTTAATATTTGTATCACCACGTAAGAACCATAGTAATTCACTTACAATACCTTTCCAATACATTTTTTTAGTAGTAAGTAGTGGAAATCCGTCTTTCATATTGTGACGAATTTGTCTTCCAAAAATTGAAATGGTTCCGGTCCCTGTTCGGTCACCTTTTTTTACACCATTATCTAAAATGTCTTTTAATAACTTTAAATATTGTTTTTCTATATTCATGACCTACCTCTACTTAATATCTCAACTAATCTTTCTTTTAATTCATCTACATTTTCTTTACCTAGATTTTCCGTTTTGTAATGTTTAATATGTTTATTAAAAACCTTACCTTGTGATTCATCAGCTTCAAACCTTAGATAATCCTTATGGTCAACACTACTGTAAGAGTACTTACCACCGTAATTAAATGTAATTTCCAATAAACTGTTATTTGGATTCCATTTTGATTTTAGAATATTTGACGATTTATACAAACATTCTATCGTACCGTCTTCATTAAATATTTTATCTACTAACATACTATTCTCTATTTGCTTTATAACTGTGTACTGTGTTAAGTTTAAAAACCTGACCCGTTATGGTGTTACCATCTTCAGAATGTTCCGTAATAACAAGGTGTTCACCTGTTATCATTAAAACAGCATCATTGAAATCTACTTTGTAGGTACCCCCTTCCAAACCATCCTCACTATTTGGGTTGTTTTTAAATAAAATTGACAAACTTTTGTATTTCATATTTTTTATTTTAAAACTATTAAATAAGGTAAAAAATATCAATATTTACTAGTATACTTAATTGATTATTTATATATTTGTTTAGGTACATTATAATTATCAGACCGTTATTATAGGTAAGACTTGATATAAGATAATATTTTTACTATAATTGTTTTGATGAAAAAAATGGTACCCAAAGTAAAGTTGATACTTAGAGAGGCTTTTAAAACTTCTTCTAGGTTGGGTGATATGAAGATTAAACCTGAACACATAATACTTTCGTTATTAAATGATTATGATAATAAAGTGTTAGACGTTTTGACGGAGATGGGCACTGACATTGAGGACTTGTCTTCTACACTAGAAGGTTATATACTTTATAAAACAATAAATCCGATGACAGAACTTAAACTGTTACCACTAAGTGAATCATCTAAAAACGCCATAAGTACGGCGGAATTAGAATCGGATAAATTAAAAGATGAATTTATAAGTACAGAACATCTGTTCTTAGCTATATTAAAAAATAAAACACTAGAGGGGACTCGTGTTTTGGGTAATAAAGGAATTACCTATAAAACATTTAAAGAAACACTAATACAAATAAAAACAGAAAATATGAGCATGACTGGAGATTTTGATGAATTGGATGATGACTTCGGAAAGAAAATGAAGAAGAACACCAAATCCACAACACCCGTACTAGATAACTTTGGTAGGGATATAACTAAATTAGCTGAAGAAGGAGCTATTGACCCGATTATTGGTAGGGACGAAGAAATTGAAAGAGTTTCACAAATCTTAAGTAGACGTAAAAAGAATAACCCTATTCTTATCGGAGAACCTGGAGTTGGTAAAACAGCTATAGTTGAAGGGTTGGCTTTAAAAATTGTAAACAAAAAGTGTCCTAGAATCTTATATAACATGAGAGTTGTGTCTTTAGATTTAGGTTCTTTAGTTGCCGGAACAAAGTATAGAGGCCAATTTGAAGAAAGGATGAAAGGTATTATGCAAGAACTTGAAAAGGTTGATGATGTAATATTATTCATTGATGAAATCCACACTATGGTTGGTGCTGGTAACGCCGCAGGTTCAATGGATGCTTCTAACATGTTAAAACCAGCTTTAGCTAGAGGTGAAATTCAATGTATTGGAGCCACAACTCTTGATGAATTCCGTGAAAACATTGAAAAGGACGGTGCCTTAGCGAGGAGATTTCAACAAGTTATTGTTGACCCGCCGTCTTTAGAAGATACATTAGTAATCCTTAATAACATTAGAGAAAGATATGAAGACCATCACAAGGTTAAATACTCTGATGAAGCTATTGAGGCTTGTGCTAAATTAGCTGATAGATATATCACAGATAGAGAACAACCGGATAAGTCAATTGATATTTTGGATGAGGTGGGTGCTAGAGCACAGGTGAATATAAAACCACCAAAATCTATTTTAGACTTAGAGGGTAAGATTTCTGAAATCGGTATTGAGAAGGTAAATGTTGTTAAATCACAAAGATATGAGGAAGCAGCAAGATTACGTGATGAAGAGAGAAAGTTACTAGAAGAGTTGGAAGAGGCTAATCGTAAATGGAATACTGAATCGGATAAATCTAGAAAACTTATTGAAGCTGAAGAAGTCGCTAAAGTTGTCGCGATGGTTACAGGTATCCCTGTTAGTAAGGTAGGTTCTGATGATTTGAAAAGACTTGTAAGTATGGATTCTGACCTTAAATCTAAGGTTATTGGACAGGATGAGGCTATTGAACAAATCTCTATGGCAATCAAAAGAAGTAGAATGGGTATTAGAAGTACCGACAAACCAATGGGGTCATTTATATTCCTAGGACCAACAGGTGTAGGTAAAACACATTTAGCTAAGATGTTAGCTGAAAACGTTTTCGGTACTGAGGAAGCTTTAATTAGAGTTGATATGTCTGAATACATGGAGAAACACGCTGTATCTAAATTGGTTGGAGCACCTCCAGGATATGTCGGTTATGAAGAGGGTGGACAACTAACGGAAAAAATTCGTAGAAAACCATACTCAGTGGTGTTGTTGGATGAGATTGAAAAGGCACATCCTGACGTTTTTAACATCCTGTTACAATTATTAGATGAAGGTCACTTAACAGATGGTTTAGGTAGAAAAGTGAATTTCAAAAATACCATGATTATTATGACATCTAACGTAGGAGCTAGAAAACTACAAGATTTTGGTACAGGTGTTGGTTTTGGAACTAAAACTAAACTTGAAGCTCACGACGAATTAGTTAGTGATGTTATTGAAGACTCGTTAAAGAAAGCATTCTCACCTGAGTTCTTAAATAGACTAGATGATGTGATTGTATTCAAGAAACTAGATAAAGAGGGTATTGGTAAAATTGTTGAATTACCACTTAAAGACTTAACATCTAGAATTAAGGAGATTGGTTATGATGTTAAGGTTTCTAAAAAATTAAAGGACCATTTAGTTGAGGTAGGTTATGACGAAAAATATGGAGCTAGACCATTAAATAGAGCTATTCAAAAGTATGTTGAAGACCCAATAGCTGAAGAGTTATTAAAAGGTGAAGCTCAAGAAGGTGACACTATTAAAGTTGGGTACCGAGACAACGATGTGTTTGTTGAGATAGTTAAACCTAAAAGTGAGACTACCGAGTAAAAGAAAACCCCCTCATTGAGGGGGTTTTTTATTTTAATCTTCCGTGGCTAAATCAACACTCCTATCAGTATCGATTCGTCTTTTTAGTTCTGAGTAAAATTCTCTAGCTATCCTTTTTAACCAATCGACACCATCTTTACCGAAATACATTAGTCCTGATATGTTTGTGATACATTTATGACCACCTGAGTTTGCTTGAATCATGTCCCAACCACTAATAGATAACATACTAAGAGCTTTCTTTTCTTTATCACCTAACCTAGAATATGGTTTAGATAATACATTTTTTATAGCGTTCTGCCACCTTTCAACAGTGTAATCAGGTGAAGAACCTTTAGGTACTGTATCTAAACCCCTTATACCACCTTCAGTTTCGTGGAATAAAGCCACCATATCGTTATAAGTGAAACCAACACTGTTGTCTTCATCAAAAGATTTATGTTTTTCACCAAAATATTTTATCGTATCTAATGTTATAGTGTAATCTTTTAGTTGTGATTCAAATTTAGAAAGTACTTCCTGAGCTATCTCACCTAAATTAACACCTTTCAATGACCTAGATGCTTGGAATGGGTTACATGACGATTGCATTAAACCTAAAGGCCATACAATTATTAAGAAATTTGCGTCAGGATTATTTTTAAATGGTGTATACCTATCGTATGAACCAGGTTTAATCATAGAACCACCACCATATTGTGTGATAATACCATATTCCTCGTCATATTTAACTTTATCACTTTCTTTTTGTTTTTGGATATAATCTTCTTGGTGTCCTTTCATTATGTCTGGTGATGCATAACCTTTTTCTTTAGCTATTCTAACAATATCTAAGTATATAGAAACTAAACTAGGGTTACTAGTCATAACCAATTCCTCTAAAAACCCAGGTTTATTTTTGTAAGCTAATAATAATTTATTCGCTACAAGACCCATTAACATCCTATTACGTGTTATATCCTCTTCTTTGTCTAATTTAAAGATATATCTCATAATGTCTTCAGGTTTAACACCCATCTCTACGAAATTAGCCGAATCAACTGTAGATATTGTTTTGATATCTTTAGGTGGAAATACGTCTGTAGTCATTATTTGGGATAAAGTCTCAACATTGGACCTAGAATGTCTAAAAGAAGTTGAGGCGTCTTTCTCAACCCCAACTTGTGTGTCGTGATGGTCGGTGTGAATTACGAACATAGGTTTTCCATGTGCAAAATCAACCAAAACAGGCATCACACTTCCTTTGGCTTCAGGTTTTTTAACCGCGAACTCTTTGTCACCGTATTGTATAATCTCAGCATCCACTGTTTCAATACCGTACTTCTTAAGGTACTCTCTCATAGCGATGGCTGAAGTAACCCCGTCTAAGTCTTGGTGAAAATATATTTTAGCTTTATCGTATCTTTTAGCTATATCACGCATGTTTTGTAAACCAGACTCTAATAATATGTTTTTTGGTACTATATAACTCATTTATCTTGATTTTTCTATATAAATATCAAGAATCTTTAGATTCGGTCAAATCAATTAGTTTGTCTAAGTATTGTTTAGCCTTTTTTAAGTCTTGGAGTCCGTTTTTATGTCTCCAACGAGTAACGTATTTAACTATATTACCCTCAAAGAAGTCTAAACTCCATGAATGAGCGTAATCCCACATTTCAATACCCTCATTATAGTGTGAAGGGTGTACAACCTGTTCTTTTTCTTTATTTTCCATAATTTTTTACTTATATTTGATTTTCTATAACACAAAAATAAACATGTCACATAATAAAGTGAATTTTTTATACTTATTTGTTGTAGTTTAAGTAAAAAATTGTATATTTGTAAGGTAATCACTAAAAAAACACTAAAAATATGTCAAAAACAGTTCAAAAAGTTAAAACGGTAAGATTAAGAGATTGTAATTTCCCAGATGAGGTGTTTATACCTTTAAAAACTGGTAAATTTATAGATAAAGTAACATCTAAAAAAGGTGGTACCATGCCAGCTACAATAACAGTTGTTGTTGGTGAACCTGGTTCAGGTAAGACAACACTTTTAGTTGATAAATTAGCTTCTATTGAAGAAAATAACCCTAATAAAAAGTGTCTTTATATATCTTCAGAGATGAATCCTATTGATAATATGGAATTGGCTGAAGAATTACCACAACTAATGGATATTGAAGGTTTTTATTTAGCTGATTACGAAGACCCAAAGAAAGCTTTGGAGGATATTCTAAAAGAGGGGTGGGATTATGTTATTATGGACTCTTTTATGGATGTAAAGGATAAAATAAAAGACTCTGATGGGTGTAAAATGTCATCTACAGCGGTTGAAACTTGGTTGATTGGTCTATTAGTTAGTCATACTAAAGGTGAAAACGACTTAAACAAATATACAGCCTTTGATGTGATACAACATATCACTAAAGGGGGTACTTACGCTGGGTCAACAAAGTTAAAACACAACACAACAGCTATGATGTTTGTCAGAATTGACCAACAAACTAATGAAAGATACTTGGTATACACTAAAAATCGTAGAGGAGACATCAATAAAAAGTTATATATTACATTAGGTGAGGATGGTTTAGACTTCAACTCTAAAAAATACAACGAATTGGAGAAGGCCTTGAGTATTCAGAAAGAAATGGATAAGTTTCAAGATGAAAACGATGACGCTTTAATGGATTTATTGTCGGATTCTGAGTTCAATGTAGACGAAAAAACTATTATAGAACAAGCTACTAACATAAGTGTATCTTCTACAAAAAAAGAAGTAGAAAACTTAGAAGAAATAAACCACTAAACATTGTTTTTCAATAAAAAAACACTATATTTGTCTAATAATCTTTAAAAGTATTTAATATGAATTACGGAAACTACGAACAATTTAAAAAAGAAGTAACAGATAACTACCCAATAAGAAAAAATTTAACTTTTTCTGAGTTAAATATTGATTTTGAAGATGAGGATTCAAAATACGGTAACGTCGTTATGAATGGTAGACACCTGAAGTTGACAAGTAAGGCTTTTAAGTCTTTAATGAGAACTTTAGGTATTAACGATTCTTTCATTCAGAAGTTTACCAACATCTTTGGTATGAGGTCTAAAAGTCAGTTGGTTAATGTGATTAAAAATAAAATGGCGGCACAGGATAATAAAAGGGTTTCTATTTACGTACACCCTAAAAGTTTGAGTGTTGTAGCCATAACACCAACAGATAAACCTTATGTTTCACCAGATTTTTACTTTAATATGGTAGAAAACGTTATGAGTGATAATAATTTAGATGTTTCTAATATGAATTTAGATTCTGAAGGGAACGTATCAATCTCAACACTTAACACAGGATGGGGATTTGATGTGGATGGTCTTAAAGACGAGTCTTTTAATACTGGTGTTATTATGACAGCTGGTCCTACTGAAGAAATAGCTGTTGACCCACATATTCTTAGACTTATTTGTACTAACGGTATGGTTGGTCCTAGAAGATTAGAAATGGGTCCTAGATTACAATCATCTTCTTTAGAGGACATCAATACTTTTATGGGTGAATTAAACGGTATTAAAGAACATAACCAACAATTTAAGTCTGTGTTTAAAGACCAAGTTAAGAAAATGAACTCTATCAACGCGTCTTACCACGAAATGGTGACATTGAGAGATTTGGTTGAGGCTAAAGTGACTGATATCAATGACTCAAGAACTGAGGCTGTGTTAGATAGATTCTTCCCTATTAAAGAAGTTAGAAAACATTACAACGATAAAGGTGTTTACCTTAGTAACTTAACTAAGAGACATCACAAAAATACCAAAACCAATATGACTACATGGGAGTTATTGAACTCTTTGACTGATGTAGCGTCTCACGACTATGGGATGGGTATTGGTGAGTTGGCTAAAGCTGAATTAAAAAAACAATCTGGAATATATATGTTCAAAAAAGAGTTTGATACTGAATTTTTAGTGTCATAGTGTTAAATAGTGTGATAAAAAAAAACGGGTAGTTATTGTGACTATCCGTTTTTTTGTTTATATTTGTAATATGAAATTAGGATACGCTTGTATAAATATGACCCTTGGTTCACAGAAACCAAAAATCACTACTAATCGTGGGATGATTAGAAAAACTTTTGATTCTAAAGGTTTAACTTATGTTTCTGAGTTAGCGTTACAAAATGTACGTGACCTTGCAACTGTTGTGTCTTGGAATCACCGTAATGGTATACAGTTCTACCGTATGTCTTCAGATATGTTTCCTTGGATGTCGGAGTATGAATTTACAGATTTACCCGACCACGACAAAATTTCAAATATATTACGTGGTATTGGTACAATGGCTAACGAATATGGACAACGTTTATCTTTCCATCCTGGTCCATTTAACGTCCTCTGTTCACCTAAACAAGACGTTGTAGACAAAACGGTTAGAGAACTTAATAAACACTCTCAAATCATGGATATTATGGGTCTATCAACAACACCATACAACAAAATCAATATACATGTTGGTGGTGTTTATGGTGATAAACAATCTGCTTTACAACGTTGGTGTGACAACTTCGAGTTACTCGACGACAACACCAAGTCACGACTTACTATTGAGAATGACGACAAGACTTCAGCTTATACTGTTCGTGACCTCATGTATATTCATGAAAATACTGGTATACCGATTGTTTTTGACTATCACCACCATAGTTGTCACCCTGATGGTATGTCACATAAAGACGCACTTACTTTAGCTGTATCAACATGGCCAACAGGTATCACACCAGCCGTACACGTATCAGAACCTCGTGACGACAAAAACCCACGTGCTCATCACGACTATATCCGTACTCAAGTTGACACTTACGGTTTTGACATTGATATAATGATGGAAGCTAAAGCCAAAGAACAAGCTTTACTTGAGTATCGTACTTCTTTTGAAAATGTTTTAGTTGACTCTAATTAGGATATACTCGGTCCCATTTACCTCTTCAGTTTGATACCTACCGTCATACCCACTAATTTGACCATAATCTTCGTCTTGGGTTAAATAATCCAGAATACCATCACGGTCAACACCAAAACCCATATGTTCTATAACTTCAGAAGAGTCACTAAACCAACCTTTTTCATTAACCAAACAGTAAATAGGGTATTCCATACACCTTTCACATTCATCTATATAATCTTGTCTAACATATTCTTTTAACTTTTCTATATACTCTTCTTTAGTTTCAGGTATATTTTCCAGTTTCTTCTCAATAACTATAAGTACATTAGTCAACTTATCAACCTTATTTTGGAAAACTTCAAACTCTTCTTCAGTGTGTGGTTGTTCTAAATAACCGTATTGTATATAATCTTGGTTTTGTATTTCCATGGTTTCAAGAGCTTCCCTATATTGATTGATAATCTCTTCAACCTCTTCATACTCTTTTTCCAATTCTTCATATTCCTCATTTAACTCTTCTATCTCAGCTAAAATATCGTAATCACCATAATATTCTAAATAGTCCTCATTAGACATATCATAAAATTTATTATCAGCCTCATCATCACAAAAACTACTCACCCAATACGAACTAACGTCAATATAATCATCAAGGTCAATACCTAAACCCTCATAACCTACATCATCCAATAAATTATCATAGTATTCGTATAAAGCATTACCCATAGAAGTTGCATCACCAACAACCCATTCTTCACCAGAACTAGTATGTATCACATCAAGGTTACCATACCAATCCGAATGTTGTTCATCAAAACCATCACCCAAAACATTATTACTACCCAATAATTTAATTAAAGCTTCTACTTCTGGTTTGTCTGGGATAGATTCTATATGACTTTTTACCCAATCAAAGTCATTAGATTCCTTAATAAAAGATTCATCTACATATCTATTCAAACTTAAATCACTAGCCCCGTAATATATTATTCTCTTATCATTATTACTAGTGTAATCAACTTTTGACATGTAATCACTGTTCGGGTTATATTTGTAACCTAAAACAGTACCGGATTTTAATTTATATCTGATAGATAATCTACGTTGTTTTTGTGGGTTTGAACGACCAACATTGGACCAATAAAGTTCTATATATTCAGAGGGTATAAATGTGTTTTCTTCATAAAAAACACCAGCAAAATTTTCACTAATATACTCTAAAATAGACTCCCCCCACCCACTACTTTTTATATAGGAAAAAAGTAAATCTATTATGTGGTTATACACCTTAATAAAATCATCAGTTTTAACCTCGTCGGGTAATTGTTCTGGATTTTTATATATGGCAAAAAATTCTGATAAATAACTATCACCCAAAACGTCCATATATTTAACTTCAACAAAGTCATTAACACCAATCAGTTTTTTATCCGTGTTTTCCACAAAAAGTGGTGATACACATTTTAAATCAGCTTTTATAAATTCTTCTTTACTAACATTTTTAGATAAAACCTCAACTAAACTATTGTTTAAAGAATTTATGGTTTTACTACCACTAATAACATCCATTACTAATTCATAAAACTTCTTATCTAAAAATTCATCCGACCTATATTGCAGTCTTAACCCTGTTGTATGTTTAATGAAGTGCTCACCAACAAAACTATTTTCGTATTCTTGGTATTTTGTGGTTGTGGCTAATTTGATTAGAGCATCCAACTCCTCATCTGTAGTTGGTACATCCTCATCTTTTAATTTATCTATAATCTTAATGACCTCTTTTTTGTCACTATCTTTTAAGTATTCAGAGAATATTTTTATAGAATTTAAAGGCATGTTACTATCTAATAACATGTTCATTAGTTTATGAAACCTTCTACGATTATCTAAAAGATTAGGTCTTAGTTTTTGGTATATAATGTTTACGTTTTTACCTAAATCTTTGGTCATACCTAAATCTAGTTTAGATACAACCTCCAACTCCTTTAACCTACAATATATATTCTTTGGGTCATCATTGTTTTTCTCACAAAGATAGTGAAAATCAATTTCACCTGTCGGTGTGACTGCCTGTGAGTCGTTAACTCCATCAGTATCTTCAATCAATAAACCCCTTCTTTTTAAAAAATTTATATTCTCATTTACCTTCATGTTATATAAATATCAAAAAGGCCCAATAATACCTTCATTATTTATACATTGTTTGTAGGGTAAGAAAAATAATTCATCGTGTGAAAACACAATCCAAGTAATATTCTTAGGTGGTGTTTTTGGTTGTTTTAGTGTACCTCCAATATCATAACACCATTTAAGTGGTGAAACTTTTCCTCGGTGGTTATCGTAAAACCAATCAACAAAACCATGTTCCTTCATAACACTGAGAACATCATCATATAATTCATCTATCATTTTTTTTATATTTTAAATAAATTTAATTAAATGATTTGTTTTTATAAACAATACCTTAGTTTGTTAAATGTTAAAATTTAATTTTTCTTCAGCTTCGTAACTATCAAACTCTTCTTTTGTGATGGCTCTAACGGTAAAACCTTCATCGTGAAAGTCATCCAAAAACTCTACCATATCCCCACCATCAATATTTAATTTAACTTTCATAGCTGTTTTACCATCTGGTGTTAAAATCTCTATATACTTTACCTTACTTTGTTTCAAAGATTGTATAATTAAAGAAACTTTTGTTCTATTATCTTTCATATTATATAAATATCTTAATTGGTGTTGTTAAATAAAATATTTTTACTATCTTTACTTAAAATAGTTTTATTATGTTAGATAAATTTAAAACATTTGTAGAAGAACTGAATACCACTAACTCTAATAACGATAAGGTGAGTATTATTAAAAACATTAAAGATGATTCTGATATAAAAAAATTATTGTTCTATACCTATAACCCCTTTTACCAGTTTAATCTTACTTCTAAGAACTGTATTAAGTATAAAAGTAAATTACCTAAGTTAGTTCAAGTGGGTTATACACTATTTGACCTATTGGATGATTTAAGATTACGTAATATAACAGGTCATGAGGCCATTTCTAGAGTAAATGGATTCGTATCACTCAATCCTGAGTATGAAGAATTGATTTATCGTATAATCGATAAGGATTTAAAGACTCGAACAGGTGGAAAACTAATAAACAAAGCTATACCAAACCTAATACCTAGTTTTAAAGTGGTTTTAGCTGAAAAATATGAACCAAATATGGTAGACTTCAATAAGGAAAATAATTCTTGGTATGTTTCACGTAAGTTAGATGGAGTTCGTTGTCTGATTGTTGTTGACGAAGATGGTGATGTGGTATCATATAGTAGACAAGGCAAAGTTTTTGACACTTTGGGTATAGTTGAACAGGAAATAAAAAGTTTAGGCCTTACAAACGTAGTTTTTGATGGTGAAGTATGTATGGTAGATTCTGAAGGTAACGAAAGTTTTCAAGATGTGATGAAAGAGATACGTAGAAAAAATCATACAATGAAAAACGTTATGTTTAAAATTTTTGATTGTTTATCTTTAACAGAATTTTTAGAAGGGAAAGGCCATCAACCGTTACAATCTAGACTAATACATTTATTAGCTTTTTTATCACCACATGAGTTAAATAACATTTCTATATTAAAACAAGAAATTATTCGTAGTGAGGAACACCTAAAAGAATGGATAGATGAAGCTTCGGAAAAAAAATGGGAGGGTGTTATGGTTCGTAAAAATGTTATGTATGAAGGTAAAAGAACAAAAAATTTACTTAAGGTAAAGACTTTCCATGACGACGAGTATGTTGTTAAAGGTGTTGAAAGTGGTTCTATTAGACATATCGTTAATGGTAAAGATATTGAAGAGGTTATGTTATCTAAAATAATAATAGAACACAAGGGTAATGATGTTGGTGTTGGTAGTGGATTTACAATGGAACAAAGACGGGATTATCATAGAAACCCAAAAGAGATAATTGGTAAAACCGTAACCATACAGTATTTTGAGGAGTCAAAAAATCAAGATGGTGGGTATAGTTTAAGGTTTCCTGTTTTGAAACACGTTTATGAAGAATTAAGAGATTGTTAAAAAATTAAAATTTTATTATGAGTTGGGGATTTAGTATAACACAAAAACATTTTAGTAAGGATGGTGAATTAATTGGGGTCACCGTTACAGTCGATAACGGTGAATCACAATATATGACTATTGAGTCGTATAATAAGTTTTTAAAAAATAGAGAAAAAAATTATGGAAAAAATGAAGAATTTTATAACGAAGATTAAGAATACAATATTAAAGGATTATTACAATTTAACCATGTATTACATGGCTATCCATGTGATTATTACTTCAATAGTTGTTTATGGTATAGACTATCTAGTTCACGGACAATTAAATTATGGTAGTGTTAGTAACAGTGTAGAAGTGGTTGGATTATCCTTATTATTTACAATGGGTAAGATTGTTAAAAAACTTAAAGAAGACATAACATCAAACTATTGGAAACAACAAAGACAAATAAACTCAAGACGTAAGAAATAAAATACTTACGTCTTTATAGTACTTAAATTTACCTAAGGTTATACCAATACTTTTCACGACCTTCAGGTACCCAGTTACCTGTTTGTAAGTGTCGGTTAATAGTTTCCAAACTTAATTCTTGGAAAGCTGAACCACTATCGGGTTTTGGTCTTATCTTGAACATGAACTTATCACCTTCTAGTTCTTCAACCACAGTCCATGTATATCTTGTGTTTTTAACTCTGAATATATCCATGACTTGAGGTTTCCCTTGTACCTCATCAGCCCAATCAAACTCAGTAGACTCGTTAATGAAATCGCCACAGGTATCAGGATAAAAACTCCAACCTTCCCGACAGAATTCTTTCTTAGATAGTTCCATAACATACTCAACGCGTACAAACTCACGAGGGTCAAACTTACCATTTTTAACACCCCATTCAATAACTCCAGTACCTTCATCACCAGGTCCACCCATATCACCAACTTCCAAATCCCAAATCTCTTCAACTTCCTTTTTAGGTATTCTTAAGAAATAAGAACCACCATCTAAACATTCATCTTCACCCGTTTCTTCGTCGTATTGGTTATCACCACAAGTATACACATCAAAGAATCTATATTCATCCGCTTCTGGTACATCAACAATCCAATCAAAATCATTAGATTCTGTTATATTACTACCTAACTTTAATAATCTATCATATTCTTCAGGGTTTTTTTGTAGATAACCAGGTACATCAACCCTTTTCCAAAAACCACTATATATGTTTTTTGAAACTTGTGACATCTTAGTTGAGTTGGCTCCACTATAACCATACTTATCCCAACCCATACTAACAGCTTCACTATTTATTTTATCAATATCGATATAAGTTCCTCTATCCATTGAACCTTTATGGTGTGCAAATCTAACCCATTTACCATCAGGTGATATATCAACAATTTCAAAAGTAACCTCAGCATTCAAATCTTTAGGTGTAAAATCAGTCCTAGTGTGAAATACATCACCTACCGACACAATTGGTTTTACATCTCTAATCCAATCAAAGTCATTAGATTCTGATAAATCTTTCCTATCCCAACCCATTAAAAACCTATATTTACGCCAAACTTTATGTATGATATCCTTGTCATCAACACCATACTCTTTGGTTACGTAAGTCGAAAAAGACATTTTCTCACTATCAAACGGAAAAGCACCTTCAGACTTTCTGTACATATCGTTAGCTATATAGATGTAAGTTATAGGTATATCATTAGCCCACTCAAAGTCACTAGATTCGTTAATTTTATCATTTAAATAATCATAACCATTAACAACTACAGCGTTATGGTCTATAACCGTACTTAAATTATATTGTCTACTAAGTTCCTCATCATCTCTAAAAAAATTATCAGGTTTGTCCTTCACCATCAACATAACACCCCTATCCCTAAAATCAGATGGCATTTGTCTATATCTTTCATTAGAAGTGTCCCAATTATAACACTCAAATAAGATTATTCTTTTACCTTCGGTATCTTTTTTGGTTACAGGATTGAATTCGTTTTCTCTACCTGGAAAATGGTACCCCATATCAAACAACCTTTTTTGTAGTCCAGTTGTTTCATCAATATCCACACCGCTTTCAAAGTAAATAGCGAAATTACGACCATCAATATCATCCAAGGAACCAAAATTTATATCATTTAAAATAGACCAATTAGGGTCGTATTCGCGAATTAAATCATTTTCTATTTTATCTATAATACTTTGTTCACTCCACCACTCATTACATTTATCAGAACGTGAATTTAAATCTCTAAACCTATGGCCCATTATTATTTCACCACTATCTGGGTGGTCTGTTTTACCTTTACCACAATAAACCTTATTGGTCCAAGTACCGCTATGGTTTTTAACACGGTAAGTTTCACCTGGTGTTAACCCAGGTTTTATATTTTCTGTCCATCCGAAATCACTAGATTCAAGCCAATCAAACTCTTCAGTTATATGTTCCGATTCATATTGTTGATATATCCAATAAGGTTCTAATTCTTTTTCAGTTACAGACCCATCATCATTGTGTTCGTAAGTTTTTCTAGGTTTTAGTAACCTTACAGCCTCATTGTATGTAACATAACCTTTTTCACCAACAGGTTCGTCCTCATCGTTAGATACAATTATCTCGTAATGAACATCTTCATCAACTTTATATACTTTAAGTAACATATGTAAATCCCCACCAATACTTCTATTGGGGTTGATTTTATAGACAGCACCAACATGAATCATATCCTCTAACTTATCAACCTTTGGTTTTACATCATTAGTCCACTCAAAATCGTTGGATTCGTTTAATGGTTCGTCACCATAAGCCATATGATAAAATTCTTCTAATGAAATCATTTGGTACCTACCACCAAAAGTTGGGTCTGTTGCATTTCTTGGGGACCAGTCTAAAGCGTACCCTTCTGGGACTTCATCATTCGGTTCAAAATATACATAACCTACGGTATTATATTCAACCCCTATTTCAACATCATAATCCATGTTATAAGCAAAATCCCATATATCATCAATAGTTTCTCGTAATTTAACACCACTTAAACTTCTAATATCTAAAACATAATATTTTTCCTTATCCCATTCAGTTTCAGGTTGAATACCTTTAATCCAATCAAAA